CATTGATTGCGCAGGAAGTAAGCCTTGGTTCATCCAACTTGTAGCTGTAACAGCCAATGGTGTTCACTATGTTATCGATGAATATCCTGACCCAAGTCACGGAGCTTGGGCTGATATGGAAAAAGGGACGCAAGGACGACCAGGCGAAGCTTGTCAGCCTAATGGATACGGAATCAAGGATTATGCTGATGTAATTAGGCAAATGACCAAGGGCTTGGACAATGTCGAAATGATTATCGACCCTCGCCTTGGATCAGCCAGCTATCAAAAGTCAGAAGGCACTTCTAACATTATCAGCGATTTGGCTGACGAAGATATCTTTGTAAATCCTGCTGAAGGCTTGGACATCGAGACCGGGCTTCAGGCAATCAATTCATTACTTTCTTACGATCCATCGAAGCCCATTGGCTTCGATAATCACTCTAAGCTGATATTCAGCGACAAGTGCGGAAACACCATCCACTGCTGTTCAAACTACCAAGTAGAACATGGGCCAAAAGGTGTCTGCAAAGACCCGGTTGACTGCCTTCGGTACGTCGCAGTGGGCAATTACCGCTACTACGAGGATCACGAATTAAACATCGAAGGAACAGGAGGCTACTAATGGCTATACTAAACAAACCAATAATTAATGGCATCAAAGTCGAACTAACATGGGATGAAATCCAATTCTGCCAGCTTTACGGCAGAATGAGAACCTTGATAGCTAAGGGTAATAATCTACCTGACACTAAGATGGGAGGTCAGGATGCATTTGAAGGTGATGTACTGGGCTTTATGGGAGAGTTAGCTTTTGCAAAGCATTTCAACACATTCCCTGATTTAGGACTGAAATCGAAGTCAGGAAGTGCAGACGGCTTATTTAACGGCAAATACTATGATGTGAAATCGTCTTTGGTCGAAAACGCAAAACTACTTTGCACGCTAAAAGATAATCCTGATGTGGACTTGTATGTCCTCGCAATTGTTAAAAGTCCGATTGTCGAAATCAAAGGCTGGGCTTGGAAAAGCGAGCTAGTCAAGGAATCCAATAAAACGGATTTAGGTCACGGCTTATCGTATGCACTAGACCAACAAAACCTTCATTTATTTTAGGAGCAAAAACATGAGATATGAAGATTTCAGGAACTAAGATAGAGAAAATACAAAAGCTACGCAGTGAAGGTAAAAGTTATGCCGAGATTGCTAAACAGACGAAAGTAAGCCGTTCATCGGTGATGAATATCATTAAGCGACAAAAGAAAGATGAAGATTCAATAACTGATGCTTGGATATACAAGACCTGTCCAAACCCAAGGCTAGTTCTGATACATTTTGGAGACAAAAGTAAGTGGGCAAAGTGTGTCGTAAAAGCAGGAGCTTACAACATTCCAAACAAACCATTGAGGGTAACCAAAATTAAGACAACAGATGAAGATTTATACAGACAGCTTTAAGGAAAATAACGTCGAGAGAGCAGATAGAGTAAATGCAATGCTCAAGTCAATGATCATTGAGACAGCACTATTTTGCTACATTCATGACAAGCCGATCCCCAAGTTCACAAGAGAGCAAATATCGGAGTATTGCGGATGCTCGAAAGACTACATTGGAAGAATCCATGATTCAGCTTTGCGAAAGATAAAATCTGCTACGGCAGAATTATAATTATGGCAGAGCAAGAGAACGAACTTTACGAACATGAATCGAAGCCGGATATCGATTTTCTCAAAAGCGATTTCGATAGATGTCGGCACAATCTTTCCTACTACCTCGATCTAGCTGAAGAGGCTAGGGACATTCGACGGAATGTTTGGGTAGGCAAATCCAAGACCGGGCGAAAAGAAGACCCTGATGCTTTTCCTTGGCAAGGTGCTTCTGACTTAGAACCAAACCTGGTAACACCATTGATTGATGGTGACATCGCTCTTACTCAAAAGTGCAGGTTCATCGAGGCAACCTGATTGCTTCTCCAGTTGAAGCAAACGACATCACTTCATCAGCAATTGTCACTCAATTCATGAGATGGAGACTTGGAACAATGGATGAGCTTCCTCGCGAAGTAGGGGTGGCAGCAAACTATTTATTAGAGCAAGGCTTTTGCTTTTTGGGTGTTCATTTTCGTCGTGAGGTGACTAGGGTTTTAAAGCCCATCACTCTTCAGGAGATTTCAGCTCTTTCTCCTGACATAGGTTCTGCCATAACCGACGATGATATGAAGGAGGGCATTTTGGAGGTATTCCAAAATGCCTTCCCTAATCTTTCAAAAAAGCGGATCAATAAGATGTACCGCGAATTAAAGTCAAAAGGTGAGACTGAGATTCCACAGGAAAAAGTGGTTACCAACCGACCTACAATTCGTGCATATGAACTAGGACGCGATCTGATTATTGATAGTAATATTCTTGATCTGCAATCTGCTAGAGCAATCTACACAGTCAATTATTATACGCCGGAACAACTACGAGCAAAAGTAGTTACTGATGGATTCGACGCTAACTTTGTTGATGAAGTAATCGAGAATACTACTGGAGATTACGATCATAAGTACGAAGGTTATTCAGAAGCCATTATGTCAGGGAGAGCATGAAGCTCCTGATCATTATGATGGATTGGTTCGTTTGATTAGTTGCTACCGCAAAGAGGTAGACGAGGATGGAATTAGTGTATGCACCTACACCTGTTTTTCAGAGCAAGCTGAAGGTTATGCTAAGACTTACACCATGTCAGTTGATGCTGGAAAATATCCGTTCGTCGCAATAACTCGCGAACACCTTTCAAGAAGACTGCTCGATAGCCGTGGATACCCTGAAATGCTTCGCAGTTATCAGATCGCAGTTAAGTCCTGCATGGACGCTCGAAAAGATCGCGAATCTCTTAGCACTTGCCCACCTGTTGAATATAGGATCGGGACACGTCCTGAGAGGATCGGAGCTGGTAGTCAGATTCCTGTGAGAAGGCGAGGGGATATTGGGATATATGGAAATTCCGCCACAGACACCAGCCAGCATGGAAGTCGAAATGCAAATCAGGCAATTGGCTGACAAACTCACCGGGCGACCAACAAGCGAAGCTGATGCAGTAGAAGCCAACCTTGTACGTCAATCTTTGGTAAACAATTTCCTTCAAGGTTTCAGCCAAGTACTTTCCAAAATGTGGGCTTTAGACCGAGCTTATAATTCTGAAATTTGGTTCAGAGTAACCTCCAATGCTCGCGGTCAAAATATCATCATGGACGAGATGGCATCTACTTATGATTTCCATCTGACATTCAATTCAATGAATAACGACGAAGAGAAAGTCGTACAGAAGTTAGAGATGATTGGTAAGATTATGGGGCAGTTTGATCGTCAGGGTGTAAGCCGATTTGATCAATACCTTCGTATCTTTATTGATGCTATTGATCCGAATTTATCGGATCAATTATTGATTCCCCAGCAGGAAGCCTCGACCAAAGAGATCATCGAAACCAGCAATGATATTGCTAAGATTTCGAGTGGTCAGGTGGTCAATGCCCCCCAGCAGGGAATTAACCCACAACTTAGACTTCAGGTTCTCCAGCAATATATGCAAGGAACTGAGCAAATCCCGGCTGAAGATGTACAACAGCGACTCCAGCAAGATGAGAAGTTTGCACAAAGAATGGAGACTTACATGAAACAATTACAATTTCAAATACAACAGCAGGAGAATGCGAGGACTGGAGCGTTAGGTACACCAGCAGGAAATATTCCTGCATCAGTAGCAGTATGACCTTACTTGCTGTAAATTTTATCCAATGTTTTAGCAGAATTTAAATCGGCTACAGCCCATATACTATATGTGTACAACCCTTGAATTTTCTTAATATTATGCGAGTTATCTTTTATCTCTGCTATCTTTACCGGAAATTTAAGACCATCCTCATTTTTGAAATATATCCATTCATCGTCAGGAGGAAAAGGATTGTCTCTTGTTAGAGGATCAATCGCAAAACCAATTATAATGCAGATTCCAATAATTATAGCGTGTTTCGTTTCCATCATATCCCTTTACCAACTACAATGACCTTAGACAAAGCAATAAAAGCTCTACAATTTAACACCGAATGGAAGGTAATACTTGATGCTCTTCGCAAAGACCGAGAAGCCTTAATCAATGACTTTCATTCTCCTGAAATCTTAGACAACCCACAAGCACTTGCCCGGCTAGGAGGCGAAATTGCATCTGTGGATCGAATCTTAAAATCATTCACGAATGAAACGGACTGAAGCACATAAACAATTTGAAGCATGTCATCAAGGGCTGACTTAAACCGATGGTTTGAAGAATCAGACCTTGAGGTCGAGGAACTTGCCGAGTCAGTAATTCAGGCATTAGAAGATTGGCTAGGACGAAGAAGTAGTAGGCTTTGAGCCGGACGAATAATTTGTTAATCAATCTGCACGATCAGTTGGGCTGATATAAAAGTGTGACTTCTCATTATCTTCGTTGGTTGCTTCCACAATCAAATACTCAAGATTGTTAGCAAATAAAACATTATTGATTCTGTAAGACTGATTACCATCTGTTTGCCCGTCTCCAAACACAAATTTATCTCCAATTTCAAATAACTGGGTATCTAGAAAGCTTGCCCGATTCTTATCATCAGGGTTATGCATTACTTTCCCTACGAATCGGTTACTGGAAAGAACTTTATTTTTTAGGATTTTTGGACCAAAAGTGAAAAAAGACATAGTCTTGTTACCCTCATAATACCCTGCAACTCTCACCCATCTGACAAAACTTCCATTATTTGCTGTTTCAAAATATAGGTAGTCATCTACTTTTGAACTGTTTGATTCAAATTTGTAGCCCTCAGGTTCTTTTTCATCTTCGAACACATCGAAAACCCAAAGCAAAAAGATGGCAAATATTGATAGAGGAATGTAATGACCATGTTTTTCCAAAAAACTTTTTTGATCTTCAGAAGACGACATTTTTGCAAATCACTTTGAAAAATAAAAGGTGTATGTCCAGTCAGAGTACTTTACCGTTCCGGGATGCTCTAACTGACCTGTTCTTTCTTTCACATCTTTGAAGGTCAATGCCCAGCCATTAGTAATTAAAGCGGTCTCAATTTGATGACCAAAATATTGAAAACCTATTTCCTGCCGAGTAAGTTTGAAATCCTTTTTACCTGTCAAGATTGACATGGTTTTGTTGATATTCTTAAAAGCTTCTACATTGTCCTCATCTGTTAGCAAAAGAAAATAAAATCCTCCGATCACGGTTTTTCGTGCAATAGTAAGTTTAAATGTTCCTTCATTGTAAGTAATACTGCCATCTTTGCCTTTTGTAGGAATCATCTTAACATCTGACGCAAAGTTAATGTGAGATGAATTTCTTTGCTTCATCAAATCATCTTTGAATTCCATCAGATGCAAGGTAACTCTCAAGCTTTCACTAAAAACAAGTGATTGAGAAAAAAGCGTGAAGAAAATACATACGAATTTAGTTTTCATAGCCCTTCTTTAAACACCGCTCCCAACCATCGTCAAGAATCTGCTACACCAAAAGCCTTAGGCTTCGAGCCTGAAACCTAAGATTTTCATCCGAGAAGTTTCCATTTCGGCAGAACTGCTAGTGGTGAACATTCCGTTCACAGCGAGAGTGCGAACTCCGATAAACGCAGTAAAACATGGAAACACAGGATACTACCAGCGTGGCTTCCGCTGAAACTGAAGCAGACAACAGCAATGCTGACACCAATCTTTCGATGGAAGATTTGGCTTCTTCATTTATGGAGAAAGTCGAAAACGAGTCGAATGAGTCTTCTACCGAAGCAACTGATAGCACAACCGAGACTGAAGTTGTAGATGCGGAAGAAGAGGAATCAGAAGTTCTTTCCCAGTCTAACACCGAAACCGAGGACGAATCCGAAGAGGAAGAGGAAACGGATGAAGCTCAACCAAAGGGACTATCCAAAGCTCTCAAGCAAATCAATCGATTGACTGCTAGAGCAAAAGGAGCAGAAGAAGAAGTCCAGGCACTTAAAGAGCAAATCCAATCTCTTAAAACCAATCCATCTCAAGAAACAGAGAACCCAAGCCAAGCCAGCTCTAGACAAGATTAACACTCTTGAAGACTTGGAGGCTTTGAGGAAGGAAGCACTTTCTGCCAAGAAGTGGGCATTTGACCACATTGGCAAAGATTATGTTGAGATCGATGGTAAAGAGTATGAAGACAGCCAAATCCGTTCGATTCTAAGGAAAGCGAAGAATATCTCACCGAAAAGATACCCGAACGAGCAAGGTATTTGCAGGAGAAACAAGCTTGGCAAAAGACACCGCTCAGTTGTTTCCCTACATCGCTGAAGGCGATGGAGCTGACTACGAGCAATATGTTCAAATCAGACAAGCCCCTGCATATAAAAACATACTCGATTCACTACCCAACGGAGATTTCATCGCAGGAGTAATTACAAAAGGGATGAAGGCAATCGAGCTTGAACAAGCTAAGAAGCCAGCACCGAAAGTGAAAACTCCTCCACCAAGTGATGCAGGAGATGCAGTCGCACCTCCAGTTGAATCCAAGGAAGTTAGACAGAAGAAAGCCAAAGAGAAGATTCTAGGGTCAGGCAATGTGTCGGTAAACCAATTCGCACAATTCTTAACCTAACTTTTATACAATCATGGCACAGGCAAATATTACAAATATTACATCCGTTCGTGGCGCTAGAGAGGACTTTATCCAATCAGCTTCGTCGGGTAAACCCGGAGGAGACACCTCTATATTCATTACTTCCACAATCATCCGCTCCAAAGGCGACAAAAACAGAATGGTTAGTCGATACGCTCGATAATCCTGCATTTGCTCCATTAGCGGACGGAAAAGACCTTACATTCAATTCTGACTACACCAATGAATTGGCAAATCGCCAAAGACTTGGAAACAAGATTCAGCAGTTCCAAAGACAAGGTGCAGTATCACCGATCTCAGAAATGATCGATGTTGCAGGGCCACAAACTTCGCTTCTTGCTGCCTCAAAAGCCCGGATTTTAACCACGTTGAAAACTGACATCGAGGCTTGTATTGGAAGTAATCAAGCTCCTGCTGATGATAATGGAACAGTCTGGTTCAAAGATGGCTGGTCTTTTCCACATATCTGATCCAACAGCAAGTGGTGCTAGTTCGTTTTTTGAAACAACTGCTAAACAAGCTTTTCGTTCAGTAAGTGGTTCAAGACATAGCTACTGGCAATCTTACAGAATCCGCGTTCAGAGCTGTAGTTCAATCAATCTACGAAGCCGGAGGAACTTCACAGACTTACCGCTTGTTTGCAGGGCCAACCCTCATGAACGCTCTTACAGATTTCTCAAGAGCGATCAATGTTGTTGGTGGATCAAACTCTAAATTCGATGCAAATATTCAAGGTACTAAACTTACTTTGAGTGTTGTCGAGATAGTCTCTGATTACGGAATTATCCAAGTGATACCTGACCTTTTCTTAAACAGAACTTCAGGCTCAGCTCTTGGAGCTTTGGGTAAGAAATCAGGAATCCTTATTCCTACCGATGACAATGTCAGCTTGAAGATGCTTCAGCCGATTACTGTCCAAGACCTACCTGATGTAGGGGGTGGAGGTGAGAGATTTCTCACAAGAGCGGTTCTTACTCTCTGTGTTCTTAATCCAAGAGCATTGGGATCAATTGTCCACAACTTCCTAAACTTTAACCAACCAATGGCGAGGGCTGACCCTGATTATCGGGGTCAGCCTTAGTCGCACCTAAAAATCATGCCTTTAAACATCATAGTAAAATCAGGTGGACAAAAGAAGATGAGCGATGAGGAACTTGCTCATTACATGGCAAAGAGAAACGACGAATCTGCCATTCGTAACAGCTCCACTTACAGAGATAGATCACGCCAAATCCGCAAAGAAGCAGAAAAGCTAAAATTGCCCGATGGAATGAAAGTCAGGGCAGTCTATGACGCTAAAATGTTTCAGGCTCATGAAGAGCGAAATCCCGGCTGTATGAGTGATGAAGGTTATCTCCGCGAACTACGCAGAGATAACGATGAAATCAAAGATGTGAGGACAATTAGATACCAGGATCTTTTAGCAAAATACACTTCGATGCGAGGTGTAGACGAGTTGCTTGATGCCGAAAAAGCAGACTTTTCAAATTCGCTTAATCATCGGATCAAACAAATTTGGATAAAAGCAAAGTGGCCCGATTTAATTGTGGTAGTTCAGAAGACAATTCAAGTTATTGATACTGAAACTCTCAAGGCTGAAAACGCTGTACGGATTGATAATGCAGACGATCTTTTTGATGTGTTCGGGGTCTATAACAAAAACCCTTACGAGGAAACTAACGCGATACGCATTGATCATACCTTAATTGATGGCTACTTGGTTTTACCGCGTTCCAACACAGCTTCTAAGGTTTTTATAGTCGGTTCAAAAGTGCCACATGATGACTATGGCAATGGTTATTTTTCGGGACAGGGTCGTGATGATATTCCTGCATTTATGGAGTGGATGCTCCTCAGTTATGCAATGCATGACTACCTTTTAGCTGATGGTCAGGCTGATAAAGCATTAGCAGAATTACAAAAAGCAGAGTCATATCTAGCTGATGCTTTAGAACGTTTCGAGAGAGTAGAAAGCCAAAACAAGATCACAGTAAATACTTATTCTTCTCCTTACTATAATTCTACAATTTCTCAGCGAAACATATGATTGGATCATTTTCAGTTTGTGCAAATGACAGAGCAAAGCGTGAAGTCGCTTTACTTATCAAAAGTATTCGGCAGTTTCACGATTGCCCAGTTTTTGTATTTTGCGACCTTGAAACTAAGTCTTTCCTTGAAAGCCTTGGGTTTGAAAATGTTGTCTACAAGCTTGAACTTGACGCAGACAAGCTTGAGAAGAAAGAACGACTTACTCGTCATGTAACTGATCAGAATGATTTCCATTCTAAGCCAATCATTCTATCTAAAATGGATTGTATTGAGTGGGCAGTTTGGGAAGCAGGAGACACTTTTTTTGTAGATGCTGACATTGTATTTCTTAAGCCAGTTGATGAAGAAATAGACCGCACAATGGAGCTGATGCTCTCACCTCATTTTCATGTAGAAGATAAGATCAAAAGTAACAAGACCTATGGCTCTATGAACGCAGGATATCTATGGACACGTTCATTAGATTTTCCACAAGCGTGGCGTGATGTTTATCTTACTCGATCCAAGTTCTATGAGCAGGAAGGAATGATACATTTCTTTGAGCAATTTGATACTAAGACTTTTGGCAAAGATCATAACCTTGGATTTTGGAGATATCCAAAGAAATGGAATCGTGGAAACCTTCTTTTGATAGAACCTTCTATTGATTGGGAAAAAGTTAAGAGTGTCCACTTTCATGCATTCCCTGAGACTTATGCTCATGCTGATTCAGGCTTGATAAAAGGTTATGATTTGTTGAAGGAATCAATTTATCCGCACTTGCCGGACGAACTTAGGAGTTTTGCCGATGCTATATAGCGAGCAAAATAAGTGGATGTTTATTCATGTTCCGAAAAATGCCGGAACAAGTTTACAAGCAAACTACACCGATATGGGGTATGACGATAGAGGCTTATTATCATTTGATAGTAGACTAGAAAATCGTGTTAAAGCAAAAGTAGAGCATTACTTTCCTAAAGGAGATGTTGTTCATAACAAGTGGAGCTACTTCAAAAATAATTCAAAATTTGAAGGCTTCACACCAATAGCTTTACTAAGAAACCCTTGGGATAGAGCATTATCAATTTACACATTTAGTTTAGAGAGAGCTAAGAAAGAGCTGGGAAGCGAATGGGCTAACTACGATCATCCAATATTAGTTAATCAAGGTTTTAAGAGAGCTTGGATGGAAGGTGGCTACTTTGTGGACAATCATGCAAAATCCACAGAATACAACGAGGAAACTAAGAGAGCCTGGTCTTACAATGAAGATCAATATTCGTGGCTACAAGGCGAAGGACAATGGTTTCGATTGGAAGACCAACTTGAAGAAATCTGCAAGTTCACAGGTCTAGAAAATCCACCAAAACTTAATACATCAAAACGATTGGATTATCGTTTGTACTATGATGATGAATTGGCAGAAAGAATAGCAAAGCTCTTTGCTAGAGATATTGAACTAGGAGGCTATTCATTCTGATGAAGGTTTTAATTTATCAGGTTTATGTACCTACTAATCATCAAGGTGATCCAGTAGATTCTCCAAAGCCAAGAATTGTAAAAGAGTCAGTTGACTCTTTTACAAAGTATGCGAAGAAGCATGGTATTGACTATCTCTTTGAGGATACCCCCACCTTTAAGAAGAACCAAATCCCAAAGGATAAGGATGGTCGGATGAGGTTTTATTGGTCGATGGCTTTGTGTCGCGATGAGCTACTCAAATACGATTATGTCATTCATGTAGACACAGATATTATAGCTCAGGAAAACGCTTCAGACATACGACCTCACCTCAAAGGTGACTTTTGTGCAGTCCGTGAATTAATTGATTATCTAGGTCGTTGGCATAAGCCTTTGCAAGCATTACGAAGAGCGTGGGAATATCACGGAAAAGCTAAATTCTATGGTTATGACCAATACCAGTACTTCAACTCAGGAGTTTGGGCTAGTTCAGCTAAAGCTAGACTTGTAATTCGTGAAAACTGGAGAAAATGGGCATTTAGAAAATGGGAGGAAAGAACGCCAAAAAGATTTCCATTTAAAGAAAGAAGCCCTTTTGAAGGCGATCAAGATATTCTGAACGCAATCGTACACACATCAGATTTGGAATTTCACCCGTTAACATGGAACTGGAATGGTCTTTCTGATGCCCTGAAGAATATAGAACAAGCAGACTTCATCCATTACTGCGCCAAAGCTGGAAAGTTTTTATTCAAGCATCCTGAATATTTAGAAAAAACCCCTTTTACCCCTTTAGAGCTAGAGGAACTAGAAGCAGTCGCTAAACAAAACACTCAAACTATTTAAGCTATGGCGGACAGAAAAATATCGCAGTTACCGATTACAGAAACTTTTGATGCTGAGGATATAATTCCAATTGTTGATGTCAGCGAGACTAGAACAAAAAAATTAAAAATTGGTAATTTACTTACCGATCAGATGACCGCAGATGAGAAGACAAAACTTGCTGGCATCGCAGAAGGAGCAACTGCTAATCAGATAGACGCTCACTTATTAAATCGTGACAACCATGTGGGAACGATTCCAGCCTCTGTAGTATCTGATTTTAATACAGTTGTAGATGCACGAATCAGTTCATCCGACGGAGCTGGTCATGGATCGGGATCAGTAACACAACATAGTGATGTAACAAATGCCGGAAGCGGTGCAATTATTACAACCGCTGAACGAAATTCCATAAGCAATCTTGGAACTGCTTCAACAAAGGATGTGGCAACAACAGGAGATGCCTCTGATACCCAAGTCGTTAAAGGAAACGACTCAAGACTTACGGATGCAAGACATCCAATTCTTCCATGATTCTACTCCTGCCATTATTCCTGCTCACAGGTTGCTCAATGAAGCAATGGTATCCTACTATGGGAGCAGTAGTAGGCGGTGGAGTTGGTTCATTAGGTGGCCCAACTGGATCAGCTCTTGGTGCTGGTAGTGGAGCTTTAATAGGGGAGGTAGCAAAAGGTAACGCTGAGATTGAAGAAGCAAGGGAGAACCATATCAGCGCTTACTCATGGAGATGTCGAAACTCTGATTGAGAAAGGTATGGAGCAACACGCTAGTGGATTTGAATCCTTTCACAACTACGATCAAACGAATCCTAATCTTTGCATTCATCGGACTGCTTTGCTATCTCGCGATTCCCAATCTTTGTCGCCCGGAGATGCAGTAAGTCAGAAGTCCAAAAAGGACTTACCAATCCACCATTCCCTGTTCGTCCAAGTCAAATGTCATAATAATCATGATGAGAATGTTCAACTTTTTGCCATTTAACCAGCCACTCTTTGAAGTGAATTTCATTAATTTCAATAATATTTTTAACAGCTTGAATTTCCTTTTCATTCTTGGAGAGAAAGCTTCGAAGTCAAAAGATCAACAAGATGGTTACTGTTCTTTTTTATTGTCCAAAGTTCGTAAAGTTCAGCTGCCAACTCATATTCTTCTATAGAAATAAAGGCATGGCCACAATCCTCTCGCCGACCAATATTCTCAATACAAAAAACAATTTCATTTTTAGCAATATAGCAGTACGGACAGATTCTTCGTTCCTTCTTGCTTTTGTAACTTCTCGTTCTTTTTTCAACAATCTCGTCACTTGGTTCAAAATCACAAACTGGGCAATAATCAATCCCCAGAGAGTAAAATTCTGCGTCCGTAAGTGCGTGACACTTGGGGCAGTCAAAAAATTCATTAAAAACCATTCGTTGTACGAAACAATTTTAAGGGCAAATTTTCAATGAAAAATTTCAAACTACTTGCCAGACAAATACAAATCCCTAACCAAACGAGGAAAGATGATTACTTGCCTAGTCATTCTAATACTTATCATCTTCATCGTAGATTGTTGCTGGTAATGGATAGGACATTTCTAGCAGGATTCACAGGCACTTGTGCCAGCATTGGACTTGGTCAAGTTCATGCCATAGTCGGCATCATCGCTGGTCTAGCGACTATCGTCTACATGAGCATCAAGATTTACGAGCTACTCAAGAAATGACTCGCTATCGTACATATGGGAAGCTTGATGATCCGATGCGAGAAGTCGGTGACACAGGTTTTTCTGCTTTAGCTTCTAGAGACGAACCAACCCAGCTAGAGGCTGGGGTGGTGAGTGAGTCAAAAAACATTCGTTTAGATGATGGCAAGGCAACTACTCGCCTTGGATATACTACTCAAATTGACTTTGAAAGACCTGTCACTTGCGACTGAAGAAGATGAAGCCATTGTAGCAGAAGAGCGGTGGTTCACATTTACATTGATGAGCCTACTTCTAATACCTTCTACAGCGCGACTTATTTCGGAGGCATTGGAATTGAGGATAGAAACCAAATTATCCTGGTGCAGGATGACAAACTTCTTTTCTACAATGGGACAAGCTACACAGAAAAGGAATTTGAGACCAACTATGTCTTTGATCCTATTTTACCGATCTTCCTTAGATTTTATTCTTGGGCAAAATGAATCTAGCGAGCCATTTCTCACAGGTGATCAAGTAAAGGTTGTTCAGTTTAATAACCAATTAATTTTGCTTTCCGGCAAAGGGTCAAACCTTCCTGTTAACCTCGATTTTAAACTTGGGCAAAAAGTTCAAAAGTGGAATGGCGAAGAAACATCTGACTTTGTAATCGATGAAAATATTCCAAACGGAGACTTCGGGGTAGTAACTGGAAACAGACTCGCGATCAAAACTTCCAATGATGTAATTTCATTCAGCGACATTGCTAATGAATCAAATTACGATGTTCTTGCTAAGTTCACTTTCGGGGCTGGAGATGGTGATGACATCATAGGAATGTCACCTATTCCTGAAAATGCGGCGTTAGTATTTAAGAGACGATCTATTTGGGCAATAAGCGGTCTTAACAGCATTGAGAATGCTTTTATCACACAAGTCAGCAGACAAACTGGGTGTGTTTCTATGCATTCAATACAGAATGTAGGTTCAGCCGTTTTCTTCCTTGGGGATGGTGGCGTTTATGCAATGGACATCGGATTAGATGCCTCTAATGCACTTGGTACTTTAACTCGTTTTGATCTTCGTGATGAACCGCTATCTAAGGCAATCAACGATCAAATCCTAGCAGAAGATTTTACCGAAGCTGAAAATTCATGCAGAAGCGTATTCTTTAACAATCGTTACTATCTCTCGTTCTTAAAAGATGGTGTTTCTCATGTTTACATTTTTCAACACCCTCATGGGGGCGTGGGAAAGCCGTGATGAATATGATTTTAGCATTCTTGATTTTGTTAGGGCGAAAACAAGAGCAGACAAAAACGAAAAATTATATGCTATCTCAAGCACCGGGAAATTATTTCGCATGGACGATGGTCAAAGTGACGATGGCGAGTTAATCCCTTGGAGTCTCAATACTAGAGCCTACGATAACAAAAACCTAGAGATCAAAAACTTCAGAAGAGGTTATGTGAAAGTCGAATCCTTAGATTCGACTGGAACAACTAATTTGAGTGTAGCTATTTCTGATCCTGATTCCACTTCCAGTATTCAATTAAATCGCCCGAATGACGAAGGCTACATCGAGCGATTCACAATCGGCAAACGAGGTAACAGCCTCATGTACAAATTTTCAGGGACAGGACGAAATGCCATCAAGCATCTTCGTGCTGAATTTATCGAATCCCAAAATAATACAATCTCAACCAATCAATAACCATGGCACTTACACAATCAAACAATCACACCTTTTCATCAGGCGAGCTGGTAACTGCTACCAAGCTTAATAATGTAAAAGCTGTTCAAACTGACACAGCTACTAATAACAACAATTTCACAGGTAGTGCTGGTCAATTAACATTTGATACTACTGCGAATAAACTCCGTGTTCATGACGGCTCGACTGCTGGTGGACTTGAGGTTGGGGCAGGAGCTGGAAGTGTCACAAGTACAGAAATAGCCTCTGATGCAGTAACAACTGCTAAAATTAACGATAGTGCTGTAACCACAGCTAAGGTTAACGATAGCGCTATAACGACTGCTAAAATTGATGATGATGCCGTAACAACTGCTAAGATTGCAGACAACGCAATAACAGCATCACAAATAGCTTCTAATGCTGTAGATTCTTCTGAGATTGCCTCTGATGCAGTAACAACTGCTAAAATTAACGATAGTGCTGTAACCACAGCTAAGGTTAATGATAGCGCTATAACGACTGCTAAAATTGCTGATAGTGCAGTTACATCTGCTAAACTCGCTGATAATTCTGTTACTAATTCCAAAATCAATATTAGTGCATTGGATGTTACAAACACTAGTGGTCTTGCTTCTATAGAAGTAGGAGCATTAACTGATTCACACATCGATTTAAAGTCACCTGATACCGATGATTACGATTTAAGGATTATCCATCAAGGTACTACTCTAGAGAGCGTACATAATTCAAGATCAAGACTTGAAAGTAGTGGCTCACTTGGTCTTGTCGCAGGGGCTGTACCTTCTACTAGTACACCTGGTCAAGAGTTTGTAACTCTTGAAAGCAATGGAGACTTCAAAGTAGCAGGAGATGCTGACCCTATTTTAATAAACACAGACGCATCAGCAAATAATATAGGCATGGGTAAAAACCCAAGTAATGTATTTAAATTAGATGTATGGGGTGGCTCTAGCCACCCTAATATACTTAATTGCGGAGCTGATAATCCTGGTGGAGGTGTGGCAACCTATATAAGAAATAGTAGTGCAACAGGAATAGGTGCAATCTTACAATTGCTTGCTAACTCAAGTTCAACTGCTCTTACGAGTAGAATAAACCTAGACCTACAATCAGGGACAAATGAGTTTTTTCAGATAAGTTTTAATAATCGCGATAAATGTGCGGTCAGGTTACAAAATTCAAGTAATGGTAGTAATGCAACTGGGAGCGGAGCTTTTTTCCCAGCAACCAACGGAAACCAAGATTTAGGATTAACAGGTTCTCGGTGGGATGATGTTTGGAGCAATGGTACTTTTAATGGATCAGATGGTAATTTAAAACAAGATGTTGAAGGCCTTGATGAAGCAGAAAAACGAGTTGCAGTTAAAGCCAAAGGTTTAATCAAAAAGTTTCGTTGGAAAGATGCGGTCGAGAAAAAGGGTGATGATGCTAGAATCCATGTAGGTGTAATTGCACAAGAGCTTGTTGAAGCTTTTGAAAGCGAGGGACTTGATCCATTCCGATACTCAATGCTTGGTAAAGACACTTGGTGGGAAGGAACTGACCACAATGGTCAAAGGTCGGTACAAAATAAACCTACCGAAGGTTATACCGAAGTCACTCAGTTAAGTGTCAGGTATAACGAACTTCTTGCTTTTATTATCTCTGCACTTTGATGGCAAAAATCACCGCAGATTTGGTCAAACAGGTTGTCGCACCAATCCATGAAATCATGGAGATGTACGATAACAAAGCAGACTTTGTTAAGGACTTGGAGAGTTATCTTCAAGCAGGAGTGGTAATATCCACTCCTGCGTTCTTCCTAATGGGAAAGCCTGTGGACAAGTCTGTCGATCCAAGCGGTCAATGGTATACAAATTCCGACAAATGCGATGCTTGGTTCGTTAAGTGGGCTTCAGGAAAAGGTGCGATGCAGTACATGATGGAAACTGTTAAGCCACTCGCTCATGTGATGTTTAGCCGATTGAAAGGCAAGGAAACTACCGACTACAAAGTTTACGATTGGAACAAATTTAAACGGAGAATCGATTATGGGAGCTAGAGGGAAAACAGAGACACCACCGCCAAAAATGACACCAATATTTACCGATGATAAGGGTAATATGTACAAGCAAAACCCTGAATACACGAAGAAGATGAAAAAGATCGGGGAGAAACCTTTTGGCATGATGGCATATGGTATGCACAGAATGAATCCATCTAAGAACAAGTTTGGAACTGACAATATACCGGGCGACGACGAACGCTTCATTAAAATAAGTTCAGCAGAATCACCTAGCACACCAAAGTATGGCACAGCTAGGCGGTATAATCCTAAAACAGGAGGAGCAATCTAATGGGAAGTACAAAAGTTGAAGCACCACCGCCAAGGGACTATGCGAAGGAGACTGGCGATACTTTACGAACACAAATTGATTTAGCTCCTGAGCTTTACGAGAGTGAAGCAAAGTACCGCCCTCAGTATGCAATCTTGAAAGAGGTATAATGCTAGAGCAGTTGGGTATCGATCCCTATGGGCTTCTTGAAGCCTATGAGAGATGTAATTGCTCCATCACAGGTAATCAGCAGAAAGGAAAGCCGTTGAAGGAGATATTGCTATGCTTAAGGACTTGGGAGGCGAGTTAGTCCAAGCCCAGCGTGAAGCTGACCCATTAGCAGAATCTTTACGGCAAAAAGTAATGACTGGTACTGGCGAGTTAGCTGATCGCATGGAAGGTGAGCTAGATGGAGATTTTATCAATTCCTTAGAAGACGGAAATGGATGGCGAAGACATTCAGCGACTTCGTGGTGATTTAGAAGGTGGTGATGTCCAAGCTCGCAGAGAAGAAGTAGATGGAGGTGATGTAGCAAGACTACGAGGCGAGATGGATGGAGCTGATGTTCAGCGACTCCGTAGTGAAATTGATGGCGGTGATGTAGCTAGACTTCGTGAAGAGATGACAGGAGGTCTAGTCGGACAGCTTCAAGATGAATACAATGCTGGAGGAGGACTTACTCAACAGGAAAGGCGAGACCTCGATCAGCAAGTCTTAGGTATGGCACAGGAGCGTGGTGCAGTCGGTCAAAATGCTACTGACTTTAATAGAATGCGTGAACGATTAACAGGTGATCGCATGATTCGCCAGCAAAGGCTTCAAAACTTGATGGGAGCAAAACAACAAGCTCTCCAAAATTATACTGGTGTCAGGCAACAAGCTCAGGATAACTATGCTCGCGGAAAGCAACAAGCATTGCAAAATTACACAGGAGCGAGACAGCAAGCTTTACAGAATTACGGAGCTACAAAACAACAGGCTTTCCAAAATTATTCAGGAACTAAACAACAGGCTCTGCAAAACTTCCTGACAGGAAGACAGCAGGGAATATCTAATTATGCGACTGCTTTACAAAATACCGCAGGAGCTTACCAATTAGGCGCGCAAGACCCACTTCTAGCATTAACAGGACGTGCAAGTCGCGTACCGGGCGATGTGGCAGGGACATTTAACACAGCAGGATTCTCGTTGGATTCATCTCCAGCAATATTTAATCCCGAAAGTGCATATGCAGGATCGTTGGCTGCTTCAAATCAGCAGAATATCATGGATGCAAGAATGGCAACTGCCTCTAATCGTGCAGGGCTTCTTAGTGGTGCATTAGGATTCGGAGGTAGTTTATTCGGTGGAATGGCAAGTGGAGGCACAGGCTTCTTCAGAGCATAGGAGGATTAAGATATGGGAAGACAACCATTTTTCGGAAGTTCAGGAGCATCACCCATTGCAAAGATGGATATGTACGCGGCAACAGCTCCGGGTCGTTTTATAATCAGGCTCTTTCACAGCTTGGGGAAGCAGTTGGTGGAGCAATCGCTAAGTATGGTGAGAATAAGAAGAAAAAAGAAACCAGCAAATTAATGAAAATGCCTTTATCGCTTTAGGTCTCAGCCCTGAAGAAGCAAAGGCAGCATCTCGCGACCCACAGGTCGCTTCGCAAATTGCTCAGTTCAAACAAATGGGATATCGAGGGGGCAGGGGTGGTAGCCCTCCTTCGACTTTTGCGGAAGAAAGTACGATGCAGAACAACAAGAAAAAGCAGACCTCGAACAAGAATTAGACGCAGGAAATAGGTTTCTATTAGAGCGTGGCGAGGAGAGAATGCCAACTTCCGCAGAAGGTAGATATTCAGTCTTGAGAAACCTTAGAGCAGGGAAAGGAGTGACACCTCCTGCAAGAATGGTAAGGGAGGATTCACCTGTCGTTGAAGAGCTTCCTGATCATTACAAGGCATTTGGTCGCGATGTAGAAAAAGCAGTTGAAAGTGGCGAGCTATCACCAAGAGTCGGAATGAGTTTAATTCAGGAGAAGCAAGCTATGGCTCAAGCAGAAGCTACTCGCGATGCTGAGTTTAATGAAAAGATAGCTATGGAAACCTTTAAGCATAATCTGAAGAACCAGCCCGGTGAGCGTGACATGAGTGGATCAATCGTAGTGAATGACTCTATTTCAAGAGCAAACGATTTAATTGGCCCATTCACTACTGGATTTGGTTCTTACCTGAAATCAATTCCTGAAACAGATGCCAAAGCTCTTGATTCCGTGTTCACCACAATCAAAGCAAACATTGGATTCGATAAGCTTCAAGCAATGAGAGAAGCTTCTCCAACAGGTGGAGCTTTAGGTCAGGTTTCCAATCAGGAGCTTAGTTCATTACAAGCTGTATTCGGTAATCTTGACCAATCGCAGTCTGAGGAAGATTTAAAGTACAACCTCAAAATGCTCCAACACGTTTACAATAACATCGTTCATGGAGTTGGTAATCATCCTTTCAAGCATCCGATGGATAAAACCCCAGTAGTGGCTCCAACTGCACCAGCAAGCGATGCTACGAAACAAAGGCTTCAGCAATTACAGCAAATGAAGCAACAAAGATCGCAAAGGTAATGCTCACAGAACAAGAAGCTCAGAATCAAATAAAAGAGCTGGAAAAGGAGTTGGGTGTTAGCCCAACGACTTTGACAGAAGCTGATGCTCAGTCAGAAATAGAAGCTCTCCAAAAAGAAATGGCATCTCTACCAATGACCATTAAAGAGTTTGCAACTAAACGGAAAGAAGATGGAGAAAAGGCATTTTCTGATAAAGCTTTGGCGTTTGGATCGACTATCGCAGAAGGATTCAAAGAACTTGGTAGGCAGGGCATGGAGGCAACTAAAGAGGCAGAAGGCTTGTTGGATTTAGATGCTTATGGCGACATCATTAATATCGGTAGCCGAGATTTTTGGAGGTTTGCAAAAACCATTGGTGGATCAATTATGGACGAGCTTGGTCATACCAATCAAGAAGAGTTGGTTCGCGAATATATGCGATACCGCCAAAACTTCGACTACTACCAAAAAGTTCGTCCGGCAATGCTGGATAGTGATGAGATTGAATACAAGAAACTCACAGACTTTGGAGCTAATTTCATTGATCCTTTCATGGCTTTCCCGGTCGCAAAGATTGGTACATTTGCAACTAAGACCACTCTTAAAGGCGCGCAGAAAGGATTAACTGCTGGAGCTACATTATCTCGTTCTCAAGGCATGGTAAATGTGGCTAAAGGTTTTCGTGGAGCTGGTCGTGCAATTCAAAACCTGGAGCGAGGCGTAGATATTGCTGGAAAAATTGGAGCATACCCAACTGAAATGGCTTCGCGAATGACCGCCAAAGCTTTGCGTAAGGGAGCTAAAGGAACAGCACTAGTAGCTGGGTATGGTCTGAAAGGTATAGGAGCTATAGGATCAGGAACAGCTAAGGTAGCGTCAGCTCCTAGAAAAGGAATTGAAGCTGTTGTAAGTAAAGTTTCCAAGAAAGCCAAAGACTTAGGAGGTGTTACACTTGGAGGGCAAGTGGTCGGAGGTATCACAGGATCAGTTCCGGGAGCGATGGAACTTGGCATAGCAGAAGGAATCGGATTGATAGCTAAGAAAATTGGTAAAGGGGCAGGAGAAGTCTTAACCACTCTTGCTCAACCAGCATCGAATAAGAGATTTCTCTATCGATTGGCGACTAACTCGAAAGTTAGTCCGCAAACACGGAAGTTAGCGATGCACGCATACAACTTCCGGGGACAGCTATGGGTGACGCAGTTTTCAATATGATGGCTAATGGACTAAGCATTGGAGCAATCAATGCTGGATTAGCAGGGGTTGCCGGAGAAGATGCAGAGAATATGGGGCGTGCATTCGGAGCTGGTCTTTTAGCTGGTGGAGTAATTCCAAGCGGTCAACAAGGCATGAGAGCCGGGAAGACTGATACCGCGAGGGACATGAAATCCATTGATAATCACATGAAGTACAAGCTGACTGAAGAACAGCGAAAGGCTTTTAAGCAAATGCCAAAACCAGCTCAGGTGATGTTAGCCACTTTGAATGAGTCAGGCATTGGTTCGCCAAAATTCATGATTATGGATTCTAAGCCTTACCTAGAGATGCTTAATGCAACTAGGCGAGAGCAGAACAAACCTGAGCTTACTAAAGCACCTAGAGGGCATTACGATCCTGTTAGCAGGACTTTCTATGCTAATAAATCAAAGCTTCCTGAAAGCTCTGCTGTTGCAATGGAAACAATCGCCCATGAGACCGGGCATGATTTTCTACATCAGATGTTAGGCAATGATCCTATGATGCTGGATTTGCTTTTGGAAAACTACAAGACCAGCAAAGAAGAAGGAACAGCTTTCTATTATGAATATGATAAAGACGGCAATCCGCTTGGAGAACCGATTTATCTAAATCAAATGGCAGTCGCGATCCGCGATGATTACGACATGAAGCAAAGAGGGCGACCAGCTACCGCTGAAGATGTCGCTAAAGGTCTTGCCCAGCGTGAAGGCGAGATGATTGGTGGAATCAAACTTGGGAACAATGCCAGCAAACTAGCTCAGGAAATTGGCGCAGATCAGTTTGCTATGATGTTCAGCAAAGACCCAAATGCCTTTAATCACTTTCATCCTACGATGAGGAATCTTTTACTCAATGCTAGTAGGAAACTTTTATCAGTTTTGGGTATGGCAGAACCTGTGACAGGTAACCCACTCAAGAATCCTATCTCCAGGATCCAGCTCAATAATCCAGCCCTCCGTAGGCTCTATGAGAACTACGGAAGGGCTAGGGCAATTGAGCTAGATGAGAAGGGTAAGCTTGCTAAAGATGGAATGCTGATAAGACCAAAAGACGGACAAACTGGTGAAGATCGGTTTATGGAGATGATGGGTGGAAATAAGGAATTTCAATCCAATGGTCTGTCTCTGACTGAAGCTAAGAATCTTAGGATTACGAATAAGAGCCTCCAGCGTGAGATCAATAACATCAAGAAGATGTACAAGGAAGAACCGCAAGATGGATGGTCTGTCAAAAGAGGTAGACTATTTGGTAAGCGATTAACTGCTGACCTACGAACAATCTTCACACGCAATGATCCATTTGGAAATGTTGCCACAATCTTAGATGCTCTACAGCAAGCAATCGATCAGGGAATTGGTGTTGTCTTTGGTTACCGATCAGGAACGAAAGGTAAATATCAGAATCCTTTCCGTATGAGAGATGTTGCACTTTACACATACGAAGTGTCAGGCAATTCACTAAAAGTGAATGGCTACGACCAGGCAGTAGTAAGGAATAATATCCAAGTATTAGTCGAGAATGGTTATATTGCTAAGGATGGCATCAAGGACTTTGAGCGACAACTAGCAGAGCAAGGGCAGAAAGCCCTTGCTGACCCTGAAGGCAGGATCAATCCTGATGGCGGTGCTGAGAATACTCTTATGACCGCTGTATTCGGATTGAAGGAATCAGCGGAGAATATTCGTAGCGAAGGAATCAAAGACCTACTGGAAAGCGGAAAGCTAAAGAAAGCATACCGCTCCTACGATGTTGAGGCTTTGGCTGGTATTGGAAGAGGTCGCAGAAAAGCATTCACTTTCAATTACGACAATATCCGTAATAACTACAATCCGTTCAGGCAGAGTGATGAACCGATGTTTATGCCGGATAGCGATGCTCCTATCATTGAGAGTGAAATGAGAAAGCCGTACTTGCAAAAAGTGCAAAACGCAGAAAAGGTAAGAGAAAATGAAGTATCATCAAGACAGCGAGAGTTTGATTTTACCGAAGGTTCATTTCAAGAAGGAGTCGCCAAAAGGTTACCGAATGCCTCAGAATCAGATGTATCTATCCTCACAAGACTTGATGAGGCACAACCAGTTGACTTTGAAAAAGCCTTTAACAAAAGCGATACCATCTCGTCCATCTTCAAAGACAAAGTAGAAGCTCCTTACAATAAACCTACTTCTCTAGTCGGTAAAATTGTTGAAAATCCAAACGACTTAGCTCCATTACTTGCAGCATTTCGACATCCATACCAGGAGTTTCTTGGGTGTTGTGTAGTTGATAAAAATGGCAAGATTCAGTCAGCAAACATTATCACTAGTGGAAACATCGTATCTTCTATTGTACCTTTTCAGGTCATTTTAAGAGAGGCGATGAGGATTAACGATCCTACTATTTATATTTGGCATAATCATCCGGGAGGCAATCCAACGCCAAGTGCTGGGGATTGGGGTGTTACTACTAAAATGGGTAAGCTAATCAAAGAGACTTCTAACATTACATTTGGTGGGCATATTGTGACCAATGGCGATAGCTTTACATTTATTGACGGAGATGGAGCAACTCAGACTATCGAACTTCCTGAAAGGGACTTAGCTATTTGGGAAAAAGTTGCGAGAAATGATCTGTACAATTTATCTGATGCTGATGTGACGGCACAAGTGGCAAGTAATTTAAGGCAGTCAGCACCTGAAGATTATATTCATGGAATCTTTTTAAATCGCAAAAATAGGGTAGTCGGTATTCAGCGGATCAATCGAAATGTTGAAAACTTGAATGAACAACTAGCAATGGGAGCTATTGATAATGGTGCAACTGCTATTATCATTAGCGAAAATCAGCCCTATAAAACTAAGAATGATCTTTTCGCGCAAGAAGCTAGGTTAAGGCAATTCTTTGCAACTAGAGGTTTGGATTTATTGGATTATTCGCTTTCAAATATGCCAAGCTTTGCTGGTGCTGGATACGAAACGATTCTCAATAGAGATGATCAAAAGATGATTTTTTTACCTGATGGAGGTGGCATCAATAGGATGCCACCGACTATGCCATCTAGTCGATTTATGAGACCAGCCATGACTAGGACAATGGCGACCACAGAACAGCTTGATCGGTTTGTTCGTTAAAGACCTTCCTCTCCCCAATCGGGGTCGAGCCAAGAATTTATCCGTGGATTCCGTACCTTCCCTCCCGATGAAACGCCATCACCCCATTGCCCTCCTCCTCCCTCTAGCTTTTCCGCCAAAAGAATTGGAGGAGAGGGGGCAGGACGTTTATGCCACTCCACCTCGTCGTTGACCTCGTAGTATTCGCGTTTACTGATGCGGAAACCGTTCTTGTAGTACTTTTCCCTTCTCAACCCGTTATCGTCAAATCCGTAAGCCAACCCCCAAAATGGTTTATTCTCGTCAGGTAGATAATATTTGCCCTCTCTTTTGACTAACGATTTTCCTACAACTTTATCCAAATTGACAACTCTGCCCATCTCCCAATCCAAGCACCTTTAAGTTCAGAGGTCAAGAGCTGGAGGGGGCGACCACAGACCAGCTTGATGGGTTTGTTTGTTAGTTTTTGGAAAGATAACCAATACCCATTCTTTTCAACAAAGAGGGAAATGGTTTCCAAGAATACTTAACTCTTTGTGCAAAGAATCCTTTCAAGGTTTCTAGCAAACCATCGTCAGTGATATTCTCAAGAATCTCGTCTTCAATTTCACCGATTCGTTTTTGTATGGCTGGATGATTCTTTGCAATCTCGTCGATACAAATCACATAAAGTTCACTTCTACCATGAATGAGTGTGTTGACCCCACGCTCCATTTCAGTGCAATGCTTCTTTTGGATTTCACCGATTTGTTCAAACTTAGCTTTAGTGATTTCAGATTCGTAGTCAGGGCTGTCAGGAGAGTAATGTCCATGCAAGTCTGTGATCAAATAATCCTCGTTTTCACTATTAGTTTTAATGAGTGGATCAAAACCATAACGAAGACTCATCAAGGATTTAACATGAGCCTTTGAAATGTTTAATTTCTCGCAGATTTCCTCAATGCTGACATATCGTTTTTGCTTGTAGCTCTCTTGCTTTCTTATGTTTGAAAGCTTTTGCAAACATTCCAATCCCCAACAAAGAGATCCTGGTAGTGAGGTTTTCATTCCGTCTTCCCCAATAAGCTCTTTAAGGTGTTTAAACACAACACTCCAAACTTTGTGTGTAAACTTCTTGTGCTTCTTGGGGTCATACTTCTCTCTTACAAATTTACCAAAAGCAAACCATGCCTCGTTACGAAAATCATCTGCTGGAATATTTGGTGGAGGAAGCTTACGACCACTTTCGGAAACATAACCCCAATAAGTGACAGCTCTTTTGATAGCTCCTCCAATTGTGCTTCCATGAAGATCATAAAGCTCTTCGTTTAAGCGACTAATTTCCATTTTCATTTTGCGGATTTGCTTACAGTTCTCATCGCTGAAACGAAGGTTTTGTTGGCAGTCATGGCAATCTTCAAGCTCTTCAACTTGAGACTCAAGATCACGCATACGCTGAATGATTTTAACTGATAATTCGTCTAATTCTGATTCTGATTTTTTCATGTCAATTTAAGGATGGGTTTACAAATATTTCTCTGCCCTCAATGTAGGACTGGATGGTAGAGGGGCGGTATCTCACACCAACACCAGTGATTTGAACGCGAGGAATCTTTCCTCGTTGCTCTAATCGCTTAACAGTGTCGGGGTGACAATTGAGCATTTCTGCTACTTGTGACCTTGTTAGTAGTGATTCGTATTTAGGCTTACTCATGATGACCTCCATTAGCTTTAATAAATCCAACCTCATTCTGATGAACTAGTTCCTTGGAAACTAGTTCATCGATTGCTTGTAGAAATTCTTGCTCAGAAATGCCTTTTGATCTGCATCGAGCAAACCACTCTTGCTTGTCGATTGCATGGTTAGGAAGGCTATTTAAAGCGGTTTCTTTAGCATTGGTCTCCTCAAGACCAACTCGTCCATAAACTCTAAATTTAGTGGGATCGAGATCAGGTCGCTCTTTCACTAAAGGTGCATCTAATTGATAGCAGAAAGGCTTAGGGGTCTTGAAATTACGAGTGGTAAACTCAATAATCGCACAGTCTTCGACTTCATGTGGGCTGAGATTCATGATCACAGATGGGTAGCGACTAAATGCACTTGAGCCGGAACTGCGATCCATGCTTTCAGCATTATTTAAGTTACCTTTGCGAGTGTGGTGAACAAGCATCAAAGCACTGTCTTGTTCAACTGTTAGTTGCTCCAAAGCTGTAAGTAATCGAGTTACAGAGTGAGCTGAATTTTCATCGAACGACTCACCTCTATCCAAAACAAAAATTGGATCGACGCAGACAAAATCCATAGCTGGAAGCTCTGACAATTTTGAGCGAAGAACTTCAACAATAGTATCTAAGTCGTAGGTGTGTCTCGCTAAACTCCATAAGTGTAAATTGTCAGGCACTTTCTCGAAGCCTTTTGCATTTGCTACATGAATCAAACGCTCCATCGCAACATCACGTCGTAATTCAAGGTCGATCATTAAGACATTCGATAAGCTGGTTTGCCTACCAAGAAAGGGTGTTCCTGAAGCTAGGCTTACTCCAATGTTTGCTAACATGAATGACTTACCAAGCTTTGGGCGACTGGTTATCAAACAAGTGTCACCACGCTGAAGAATGTTCTCGATGAGAAAAGGTCGTACTTCTAGCTCCCATAGGGGAGGGAAGTCACCGCCTTTTACGATAGGAGGTAATGCCGATGAGGAAGGTGTTGCAGAGGAGGGTTGAGCCTCCTCTGCAACGATGTCAGCATTATCATCATCAGAACCGATGCGACTTATAACAGAAGCATCAGTGAAATATTTAACAAAGTTAGGGGAATCGTCGGACATAGTATTATCTTGCATAGTAAAGTACTTCTTGGACTTGATTGGTTTTGGAGTTAATGCCCCAAGGAAATCTGACCATTTGTGCTGGTCGTAAAACTGCTAAGTCACCACCTAATGTGATGACTAAATCTGTAAATTTTTGGATGCGATCTTTGCAGGGTGTGCTGGTGTCGAATAATGCATGGAGGCTTTTGTTGCCGGATGCTGTAACCATTACCAAGTCTAGCTCTTGTGATAAGCGATCTATCAATCCGCATTGTCCATCCCAGTCTTGTGGTCTTTCATCGGTCTCAAATACCACATATTTTCTGCGATCTACATTTTCAGCTAGTCTTCCTTTCTCTGTACCTTTGAAGACGCAAGGGCAGAAATATTGCATCCCACTCAAACCTTCATCAATCCATTGAGAAGTAGGCTTGATGGTGTCGTGGTAGATATCAGGACTGATATGTAGCAATTCATCTTCTTGATACAAATCCTTGAGTATCCACTCAGGTTTGACTGGTATTCTTCTAGAGCGTTGCTTGAGTGATTTTAAGCTCCCTTTTGATGCCCACTCGTCAATTATAGCCTGATTTCTTCTAGCACTAATGCCAGGCTTTTCGTATTTCTTCATTCCATCCATAACTGTTTTCGTTCGATATACCCAAGCGACAATTCGTTCAATTTCTCCAATGGCTGGCTTACGTCTTAAAACCTTTTCACTAGCCTCATGCATTAATTCTACGGCTTTCTTAGGATGAACCTTGTGGTCTCTTAAAATTGAAGCAGACCTAATCATCTTTTGATGGTAAGTCATTCCACCTCCACGAATGATAGATTCATAGAGATGCAAGAACTTCTCAGCCATTGTTCTTGTCTTTAATTTAGCCATATGTCGTTGCTGTAATTATCATCCTCAAACAATCCCATCTCATCCTTAAAAATGATAAAAGTTGGGTCTTGTTTTGAAGTGGCTGCCCCTTCTTTAATCTTTCTTTCAGCACGTTGTTTAGCCTTACGAATAGCTGAATCACTGCTCCCGGTAATTTTAGCGATTTCAACGGCAGACATAGGCTTGTTAATTGATCCTGATCCCATCATTTGGGTAAGGATTTCAATTTGTAAGGTGTTGTTGCTATCGCGAGGAATCTCCTTAATCAATTGCTTAATCTTAGGGTCAGTCATGAGGCGATGCTCACGCAAACTGGTTTTCTCAATCACTTCTGATGGGTGTTTGCAATAGCCCTTCATTAGTTTGTCATCAGGCTCAAACAAGCTGACAACAACTTCAGTTATTTTGTTACAGATGATGTTAATCTTCATAGCTCTTTATTTAGGTTCAAATCAAAGTCTTGGTTTGGATCGTCCCACATTCTTGCGAGTGTGATGATCCAGTCGTATTGAATCTCAATTTCGTCCAAGCAATCGCATCCTCTAGAGTCTCGAACTTCATGTCCTTTATTTTCCAATATGGATTGGGGGTGTGCTGATTTGCTTCGAGTGAGATCACAATTTCCTGTTTTTCGGTAATCACTGTTATTTGTTCTTTCGTGCATTTAAAAATTAGGTCACTCACGGCTCTTTTGAGAGCCGTGAGCAACCTGACTCTTCCAACTAGGATGTTTCAATAAGGGTGATCGTCCTCGTCTTGGCATCTCGCCAAGCACCATGTCCTTAATATAGGAAGAGTTGATCATTATTTACTAAAGTTTGGGTGAAGCTCAGGGTAGGGTAGGCAAATCACAGGTTCGTGATTCTTGCGGTTACAACCTCTGTTCCACACGAAATCGAATGCATCATCGTATTCCACACCTTGCTTTTGAAGATTCTCGACGCATTTATCGAAGTCGAGAATAGCAACTGTTGGATTTGATGTGTGCATTACTATTCCCATGAAGGAATCGCTTTGTCCTTCAGGAATAAACAAGTAGTCTGATCTGCCGGAAACTCCTTTAACAAACCAATTTCTGATGTCTTCGCGTTTACTCATGATACTTCCTCCTCTTGTTCAGCATCATCTGATTTATTAGTTTTCCAGCGATTTTGCTCGTAGCTTGGACGATGATCCTCAACCGCTTTTGTGATAACCTTATCGACATAATCAGTCTCCTCTAAGAAATACTCGTAATAAACATCTTCGATGGGATAGATAACATCTTGAGGTGTAATCCCTTGAAGCCCTAATTCATTCATTGTCTCACGATGCTTATTAGCGGTGTATTCCCACTTCACATAGCAGTTATGATGAGACGAATGTAGGTAGTGCTTTGAGTGTTTAAGGAAATCCTCAAGCTCATCCCATGCATCTGAATCGATCCTTTCAGATTGGATTTTATATGAAGGCTCATCGTTCATTTTGAACAGCCTCCTGACATTGTTTTGATACACTTTTATTCATGATTTTAAGATTCACCTCTTTATTAGTTAGGTGTGGCAGTTATTGACTTATCTTCTTGCCAAAGGATGATAAGTTTGATATTGGTTTTTAAATGATTGATGAGGCGTATGATTGCTTTTAATCATCTCTCGATTTCTGTTTTTCTGATCAATTTCCATGATTGAATATTACGCTGAAAAACACTTCTGAACAATGGTCAAACCCAATGTATATGCAGGTTCTGAGCAATGTGGAGCAATGTGGAGCAATGGGTGGAGCAATCATTATCTCTTACCCTTCCTTCGACCATGATTTGGTTGTGCATCAAGCCATGATTGCCATCGATTTTGGATATCTAATGCACTTTGAAAGGTAGCAGTCTTAGTAGGAAGATTAGGCAATCCATCCTTACGGCTGAGTCTTGCTCCTATAGGTGCATCACCGAGGTATCTATTCCACACTCGAAACTCGAATCCATTTCCATCCTTTACGATGATAATCGTGCGGTCAGGAGAGGCAGGAGGAGCTGACTTTGATTTCGTGGACTTCATTAATCTAGATTGTATTGCTTGTTAAGCATCGCTCTATGTGCCTTACGCATGGATTCATATTTTTCCGGCTTTCCATACCAGTCATGCATTTCAGCTCTACCTAGCTTAAAACCTAAGTCCCTGAGCCTTGATTGAAGACTGAGTTGTGGCTTTTCCTTGGACTTCCATTTAGCTGTATTTAGTCGTGTCATTTAGCACACTCCTTTCGGGGATCGTAGTTCTCTGATCTTCTCCATAATTCGCAGACATGGCAGAAGGTTTCGTAGTTATGAGCCATTTCTTTTGGGTTGTAGCTGGTAACAGCTATTTTTGATTCACCGCTATCTGTGAATTGATCCGTGCTAATGAATACATTTATTCCCCAAATCTCATGGTTCTTGATAGCCTCTTCTCCGTAATATCCAGCTCCGTAAGCACTGACTTGTTCAGGTTGACCCGAATAAGGAGTGACTTTTCGGTTACCAAACTTGCGAGATTTCCAATCTAGAATGAATGGTTTACCGCAAGAGGTTTTTCCGACTGCATCGCAAGTCCCTGCATACCCTTGGTTTTTATTGATTACGACTTTCTCAACATCAACAATTTGAAACTTCTTTGTCTCAAAATAACGGATGGCTGGAGCGACATATCGCCTTAGATCAGAATCCAAGTCATCAATGGTCTTTTCCTTGAGCAGAATTGATTCGATGCCGGAGTGAATCTTTGTTCCTAAATCGGCAGCACCACCGCTGTTTTTCCAAGTGATACCTTTGACTCGCTTAACGAAGGACTGCATATCCTCCCCTTGTCGGGGAGGATACTCGAATGCAGTTTTTAGATGCTCACCGAGCTTCCACATTTCCAATGGAGGTTTGGCGATAACCTTTTGATGTTCTGTTACGCTGAAGAATAACCCCTCCTTTTTGGCTTGAGCTGGGGTCAAACCAAAGTGGGGGTTGCAATCTTCATCATATGCATGAACCATCTTAGGCTTCCTCTACTTTGAAGACATCTTCCTCAGCAGTAGGTAATTCGACTCTTCTACCACCAGGCACTTCAACACTTTCTAGCTTTGGAGCTTTATCCATTAGTTCAGAAAGCAAAGGTGAAATCGAAGCGATGTAGTTGTAACTACGTCCCTTTTTAGACACCTTTGAAGCAACAGTAATTTGACAGGTTTGCCCAATTTCATCGCAGTAATCATACGATCCATTGAAGACTGGAGCTTCACCCTTCATGTTACTAAGGAGCTTAAATAAGGCTGATCTTTCGCCCCCCGATTGAGTCATTTCCCAACTCTTAACGAGATGAGTTTCTCCATCGGCGTTGTAGGCGAAAAGAAATTCAGTCACATTCTTTTTCTCCATTTCCCCAATAGCTCCACCATATTTCTGCACATCCACATCGAAGTTATCTTCGACATCGATTAGACGAGCTGGATAAGAGCCAGTAGGGCCTTGCGTTTCTATATCAAAGCCACGAGCATCCCCGTAGCTACCACTATTATTTACTATTTTAGCCATGTTTTTACCTTTGGTTATTGGTTATTAGTTATTGTGAAATTTGTACCATGCCATGAGCAGAGCATCGCAGGTTGCTAAAGTTGGTCTGAGGGTAGGGAAGAGCCTGTTTGCATGATCGCGTAATGCTTTTTTGCGACTTGAACCTGTTAGCCCTTTCAATCCAGTTAATGGCTTTTGCCATTTCTTAGGTGAGAGAAATTCGACAGGTATTTGTCTCGCTCTAAGCACACCTTCGATGAAGCCACAGTTGTGACCTAGTTTGAATGAGGTGTAGCTGGGTATATTTTTCCCAGCATAAGGAGGGACAGCTTCTATAACTGCGCGAACAAACCCCTTATGGGTTTGTTCAAGCTCAAGCATATTTTCTATGAAATCAGCAGAGCTATCTAGCTTATGAAGAATGATATCATTTAAGCCATTGTGGCATTCTGCATATCCTCCATTTTTGCCGGGATCGAATATTAAGTAGGTTTGATCAACTGTCATGATGGATATTATGGGGAAGCAAATTTCCATCGTGAACTGGTCGCTAAAAAAATTTACAAAAGTAAAAAGAATTGGCTTAAAAGGTTAGTCTGCGGTAAATAATTTGAATGAAAAATGCAGGAACAATTCGAGGCGTGTGTGCTTTTGCTGGGTTAATGATTTTTCTTACTATGGGAGCTTTACTTGATAGTGCTGATCCTCCGCGAGGTGTTTGGCCCTTGGGTGGCATGGGTCTTGTTGCTTGTTGTGTTATTTACAAGATGGCTAAGGAATAGTTGCAGAAGCCAAGATTGAATTATGCCACAAGAGGGAGAAGTATACTTAAAGCCAGCTAAGAAGTTTAAGTGGGAAGATGATCTTCCTATTCGTGGCGTTGAAAATTTTACCTACAACGATCTAAAAGATTGGTGGCTATGGCTGGATGCTAGTTTAAGGCTTGGTGAGTTTTATAGACTTCGAGTTGTTGATGAATGGATTGAGCAAACTAAGGTCTACCAAGATGGCTTTTCTAATCATCCTTATCACAAGCAAGTTAAGACGATTTTTGAATCTGCAATGCAGGAAGCATACAATCTTGGTTTGATATCGCTGAAAACATTCTATGAGTCTAAAGATTACAAAAGTGGGGTAGGGATAGGTGTGCCTTGGATCGAAAAACAGAAATTTTCTACAGTAGGGGAGCAAAAAGAAGATGCTTTGCCTGATGAGATTTCTGAAAAAGATTACAATGAATTTTGGTACATAAGGCACATAACTAAATTTATGAATCTAGCTGGGTATGCTGCATTATATCATGTGTGGGATCATTCACGTGGAAATGGTCACGAATTGCAGACAAACCAAGTAAGAAATCGGCATCGGAGAGCTATGCCTTCAGGGTCTAAGAAAAGACTCAAGCAACTTAAAATTCATGCAACCACACCAGGAGAAGCTTTTACTTGGTTTGAATATATTTGGCGCTTTTTTAAGGTTAACCACGATTATCTTCCAAAGCTAGTTGCTAGTGTAAATGTAATGTCAGGGACAATTTCTGACTCTTGTAAGTTGAGTAGAGGCGAGCTTGTTAAAAAAGTAAACAGGTCAAAAGCTCCTGAGAATCTTGAGCCTGATGTAATTTCACTTTGGTCAAGATATAAGTACCTAAATGAACCTTACGATATAGCTGTAAGCGAAGATTTTAGAGAAGCAGAAACGCTCGCGATTCGTAAAAAGGTAAAAGCTAGACAATTTTTTGGTACAGTAACTATCGATTCGATCATTACTCCTGTCGGCAAGGCTACTTATTATGTTGGAAAAACAGAAGAATGGAGGCAAATGTTTGAAACCTTTAAGCCTCATATCTCAAAACCTGAAGCTATTTTGTGGGAAAGAAGATTCAAAGAGTTAAAGGTTCTTGAATATGCTTGTCAGTATTGGTCGAAAAGACTTCATGCAATCTGTCTCCCTGATAAAAAGGTAGATAAGGAAGAAGAAGCTCAGAAAGTTGATGATTTAATTGAAGGTGTAGATAAGTTTGATACCTACAATAAAGCCAATGTTCTTAAATCGATTAGATTTTTTTACGACAAACTCAAAGATACTGAAGTTAAAGATGGAAAAGGTCTTGGAACACTTGAGGATTTTGAAAACGATGAAGACCAAAAGAAGATAACTTCTGGAAAGAAACAGGATGCACTTACTGATGATGAAAAACTGATTGTTGAATCATTAGAGAGTTTCAGAAAAGCCTTCAATGATACTGGCGTTCACCTGAAACATTTGGCGTTCTTTTATGGTGAGACGACAAAAAAGACAGTAAAAGAATGGGGTATTGCTTCTAAAGCAGATGTAGCTAACAAATATAACCCTAATGCAACACATGAGGGTAGTAGATACTTTAAAGAAACTAAGATTGATGTACCAGTCGATACTGATCGATTGATTCCAACTCTATTTCACACAGATCACGACGATATAGAATATTCTCCAATTTATGCACACCCGGTGTTTCAAGATTTTCTCGATCTATTTCCTAAGCATCGGAAGCAGTGGAAAGAAAAACCTAATGTAAAGGTCACTTGGGAGGAGAATGGAAAAAAGATGTCTGAAACGAAGAAGCTGAAAATGAAAAAAGGCGGTAAAGGTCAAACAGGCGAACCATCAATAAAAATTGCAAGATGGATGCTAAAGAATTTACCAACTCCAACTGAGCAAATGTTGAAAGATATGCGCGACCAGTCAGTGGTCGATCAGTCGCTTGAAACATAAACAAAAAACGCCCTCGAAAGGGCGTTTTGGTTATAAATAATTTTATGTGATTTATGACATTAACTTGTCTTTAAATGTGCTTATTTGAGGTACATATTTTTGAGTATCTTTCTCAGGGGTTAATCCTCGTAATGGAACATTTGTGTTCCATTTATGCCCTAGATTGCATTCTCTAGCAGTTCTTAGTTTTTTACTTTTCTTGATAATCAACAACTTATGCTGTATTGCTGGGCTTAAACCTAAATTTTCAGTCCTCTGCTCTACCGACTGAGCTATTTCGCCAAGTAATTGATTATTAGTCATTTACACCACCAAAAAATCATTTCGTTTGACTTTGATTTTCAGAAATGGAACACTTTTGTTCCATCGAGATGATCGTGACTCATCTCTTAAAACATCTAACGACAATAAAGGAGACATTAGACGCATGAAGCAATTATGGGACATTTCTGCAATCAAAGAACCGAAGTACCTCCCATCCCGAAAGGTTTGGGAAGTGTATGGAGTTTTGCCAAAACGAGACGCAAATGGCAAACGAAAAAGACTGAGGAAAGTATTCGATACCAAGGAACAAGCTATCGCATTTCGGAAATCTCAGCAGGACGAATGGAAGGTTTATTCCTTACAAGGTAATGTAAGAAAAACGCGACTTACTGAGGAGCAGGAAAGTGACGCTATCAATTCACTAAAATTGATCCGCACTAAGTTTCCTGATTCATGGGAATCGATTAGCTTGTTCAACGCGGTCAGCTTTTACTGCAATCAATACGATCCGAATCACAAGATCATGTTGCTGGACGATGCAATTAAGAGGTATCTCAAAAGTCCAAAAATAAGTCGAAGCTCAGACCTTCACCAAAAACAGACTCGTAACAAGCTGGAAACATTCAGAGAGCATTTCGATAATAGAGAAGTCAGTGATTTCACCGCTGATGAAATGGAAGAATACATCTATGATGAGAACAAAGATTGGGCTGATAAAACGAGAGCCAATCATTATGCAATCCTGCACACCTTCTTTAACTTTTGTCTGAAGAAGGATTTGCTTCTCAAGAATCCTGTGTCGAAGGTCGATAAACCAGCTCCTGAAAATCTTGAGCCTGTTGCACTAAGCATTCCTGAAGTGGAGAAGCTCATGAAGATTGCTGAAGAGGTAGATGCCGGATCAATGATTCCATATTTTGCTCTAGCTATATTCTCAGCAGTTCGACCATCTGAGATTCTTAGGCTCAGATGGGAGAAGTTTGTATGGGATGATGACAAACCATGCTTTGTTGTGGAAGGGAAGGGCAAGCGTAGAAGATCAGTTGATATGCATGAGACTTGTATCAAGTGGATTAAACCACTTGCTCAAGAAGAGGGTGATGTTGCCCCTGCCAATGCTAAGAAGCTATTTAACCTGATACGAGCAATCGCTGGTTACAGAGTCAGCCGTAGCTCCATTGAGATTGCAGAGGCTGAAGAGTGGGAAAGTAAGCTCCAGGATCTTGATAACGAAAAGAGACCTGAGTGGGTTAGAGATGTTATGCGTCACACAGGTATTACTTACTATCACAGGCTCATCAATGATAAGAATCAAGTGGCAAGCTGGGCTGGTAATTCACCGCAGATTATCGATTCAAATTACCGGGCAGTTGATGGAGTGACAGCATCTACTTGCAAGAAGTTTTGGGATATAGTACCTAATCATCTTTAAGAAAACTTAAAAGAGGATTGGAAGATGGATGAGGAAAAAAGAATGACCGCTGAGGATGCAAAAAGGTACTTACACCCAAAGTGTAGTGAAGTTTTTGACACTTATTTATGTATTGGCTTTAGGGCTGATGACCAAGGACTACTTGTTGTAGGTGATCCAGGCAAATATTGGAACTTAAGAAGAGATAAATTGAGAGCCTGCCTAAAAAATCTAAATGAATTGTTTGCGGACGAACAAATTGAAAGCTTTCACAAGTAAGTGTGGGATGGTGCTAACATGCTAAAGTGAAGCATGTTATTTATTTTTTGTAGCTTGCTCGGAATGATAGATAAGAAAAGCTAGGAGGCAGATAACAAATACTTGACCATATAAGCCTATGCTTAGCATCCAAAGATTAACTAAGATAAAAATAAATGTACAACCGAATGCCTGCATTATTTTAAAACTCAGAAAAATTGCTTTGGACAGCCAACCATTATTAAAATCCATATAGCAAAAATCCACATTAGTATTTCAGTAGGCGTAAAAGGCATACTAGAATCTTTTTTTTGCCATTTCTTAATTTTTTGATCCGCTTTTGCATTTGCTCTAGCTTGTTTTTGGGCTTCTTGTGATTGCTTCTGTGCTTCCTTGTGTGCTTGCTTCTGGGTTGCCTGTGCTTGCTTTTGTGCTGCATTCTCCTTCTTTAGGCCCTCACGAATTTCTTGCTTCATCTCTTCGACGCGAGTTTCAATATAAAGAGCTTTGCCTTTATTCTCATTACCCTCTGACTTCGCCATACACTTGATCAGCAAACCTTGCCTAGGTGACTCAGCCAATTCTTTGGCTGATAGTTCGTAGAGCTGTTCGTCAGATTGGTTCATCTATACACATACGCCTCAATGGCTTCTACCGCTTCAGCATCAGCTGGTTTGTGTTTAGCCCCGCGAGTATGAGTTTTACCAACCCATACTCCTCCTTCTTTTCGCCAATTTAAGTCACTAACTTTAACACTAAACTTTTCGGTAACAACAGGGCTGTAAGTAATAGGGTCGTCACCAAAATAACCACCTGTTCTATCTCCACCACTTGTTCGAGTTACATTTATGATTTTATCGCTTGGGTCAGAACATCCGAAGCAGGCTAAAAAGCATAACAGGAGTAATAAATGTTTCATTTACTACACCAATAAACTTCTAGGGCTTATCGGTGCAACACTTTCTATTGCCCCTATTGCTCTTATTGTCCTATTGGAATTTAAGGACATAAAGAAGCCCCCTCGAAATGAGTAGGCTTCTTTTATTTAGACCGCAGAAATATAAATAAGGTAAAAATCACAATTATACCAAGACCTAACATCAACATCCCTATTTCAGGTCTTGACATTATTTCGCCATTTTCTTCGGCTTCTTTCATAGCCTTCTTGGTGGCTTCTTTTTCTTCAGCTTGTTGCTTTCTTAACCCTTCGCGAATCTCTTCTTTCATCTCCTCTACGCGAGTCTTAATGTAAAGAGCTTTACCACGATTTTCGTCACCATCTGAGTTTGCCATACATTTAATCAGCAAACCTTGCCTAGGCGACTCAGCCAATTCTTTGGCTGATAGTTCGTAGAGCTGTTCGTCAGATTGCACTAATTAAAAAAGGTATCCAAATATGTGTACGCATTTTTTTCGCGTGCTTGTATTGAGGAAAGAAGAAAGCGTTGCATTTCTACACTATCTGAAGATTTTCCTGAAGCTTTGTTCACAATAGAATCTAATCCTTCAAAGAGTTGATCGGGGACAACCTGCTGTAGTCCCTCCAAGAGATATTGCCTCATATGTTCATTTTGAAGATTAGGAAGGTCATTCTTCACAACATCAATTTGTCGATCAACAAATTTACTTGATTCAAATTTCTCACCTTTAGCGAGAATCTGTACAATATCGCGATTTTGTTCAGCAACAAATTCTATGACCGCACGACCTGAATCTTTTAACCTTTTCTTTTCTTCTTCAGGCATCAACTTAATCCATTTTTGGATATTTCCTCTCTGAATAATTAAATCAGATTTATCAGATTCACTAAAAGTTTGGTTGGCATTCAAAAAAACTAAATGAGCAAAAACCTGAGAGTAATCTTCGTAAACTTCCTCCCATTCTTCCTCATGCCAAAAAGATTCAATAGCGAAGTAATATCCTGCTGGAAAAAAAGCTATAGACCCAACACCAGCGAACCAATGATGTTTTGAGAAGGCATGATGAACGCCATACCCCCAACCAATTATTGCTGTCCCCCATAAAGCAAGACCAGATAGCATGACTAACATACCAGCAATAGTCTGAAGAAAGGTTTTCATTGTTTTTAAAAAGCATTTCTAAAACTGATCGTCAAATACGATTAGAAATAGTACTTATTTTTGCAGGAAATAAGCACAAGGACATCGCATCCTTGTGTCCCCTGTTCGTCAGATTGAATGGTTAATCACCCCCTCCATCATTAAAACCATCATAACCTTTTCCTCCTGCATCATCAAAGGAACTTCCCCTCTTTGAACCTGTTCTTGAGGAAGTTGTATGAGGATTGAAGGTATATCCAAGAAGTCCAAATAAAGCAGCTATTGCAAATATACCCCCTCCAGCTATTACAAAATCTAGACCAATGTCACCAACGGAGAACATTAGGATAACTCCAATACCTGTGACCCATAGAAATAAGGTTGTTGCAAGATTAGAGATAACCGCAGCGATCTGATAAAACTTTAGATTTTTGATGTTCATCAGGTATAAGATGAAAAGCATAAATCCTAGTATCCCGAAAACAATTAAAGGTTGATTAACATTGTCCCACCAATCTTGAAAAACTCTATCAAAATACTCTAAAGTCATTTCCGTCGTGCCTTTAGAGCTTTGGCTCTGTTGGGGGTATGTCAGATTGCATGGCTAATCCGATAAAACCATATAGAAAGTAAAACCCCAAAAAGCTACACCGATAATTATCGAGAATATTTTTGCTGAGATAATTTCCTTTGTCGTGCGTACTTTTATTTTATTTTCAGCGTCTCCTTTGTAAGCATCAAAAAGACCGCTACTCTTAAAATATGAATAAACCTCATGAGTTTCTTTGTTTTGTAAGCCTTTAAGAAAATTAACCATTTCGGCTTTACTGCCAAAACACTTACTCATCTCTTCTATTTGTGCCTCCAATTCTTCTTTAGTAAGTTCGTCAGATCGTTTCCAGTTCCCTTCTTTGAACTTTTCCCAATCAATTTGTGTGTCATTGCTCACTAACTACACCAATAACCTTCTAGGGCTTATCGGTGCAATACTTTCTATTGTCCCTATTGCTCTTATTGTCCTATTGGAATTTAAGGACATAAAGAAGCCCCCTCGAAATAAGGGGGCTTTTTGTTAGACAACTATCTGGCTATCAGACCAAATTCAGTTCTCAAGAATTGTTCATGAATCCATCTTGCTGCCTCTTTAACATTAGCTTTTGCCATCCCTAATTCGATAAATCTATCATACTGATAAGGTGTGATTTGTAAGTTTACGCACATCATCTTTTTGATGTTTTTCGGATTCGCTAATTTCCACACACCATTGTGCTTGAAGGCATTTTCATTCATCCAAGCAGTCGCTTCTTCAATACCTCTAGGCAATCCGAATTTAATGCATTTATTGTACATTGATTGACTTACATCGAATTGATGACGAAACCATAAACGGAATCCACTCTCAACCCTCTACAACCATAGCTCGAAGCATTGCATCAATTCTTCTATTTCGTTCGTCCGGAGTTTCCTTTATTAGGTTGCCGACATTACTTAGATTATTATTTTTCAAATAGAATGAAATTTGATCGTTATGGGTTTTTGGGATTTTGCCTTAGCATAAGCTTTGCGTTTGTGGGCAATATCGTGATGTTGATTGAAGACCTTTTTGAACTACAGTTTGAATTCACAGGTGGTTATTACCTGCTTTTTGTGGGGAGTGTAGTTTTTTCAGGTTTCTTAATTGCATCTTTGACTGAAAAATTATCGCCAATTTTCCCATTTAAACTGATACCAGTTTGCTTCGCTCTTTTTGCTAGTTCACAGATGTATTTCATAAGAGAAACTTTTGCTAAATACATCGTGGACGGAGAATGGTTTGCTAACATGATTAGATCCGATTGGTTCTATGTTATATTTTTTTTGATTTGCTTGCGTATTGCAGATGATCACTTGAAAGAAAAAGTTGCTGAACCAACAGAAATTTAGACAAGTCGGTAAAGTGGCTCTGCCTCTGCCTCTGAAAACTCTACTCGTTGAACCTTGATGGTTTTATCTCTTCGATAATTCATCCCCGGTTTTATTACGCACTTTTTTTCTTCTCTCAAATTTTTAATTCGACATAGCTATATCAAGCTTGATCAAGCATAAGAAACCTACCTCTAAAAGGTAGGTTTCTTCGCTTTAGGGCATAAGGAAATTTCATTTTTTACAGCTCTCAAAAGGGCAAGGCCCATGATCAGGTGAACTAGGGCAACTATGATCATCGATTGGATCGTAGCAAAAGCGGATATTCGAGCATCCGCTGATAAGTGTTATAGCAATCAAACCTAGTCACTTCATTGATCTTCCTCCGTTGTTTCAGCATCGATAGCATTCTTCTTCATCTCAGCTAATTCTCGTCTTACATCATCGATGCTTACAGAGCCTTTATGTTCGATCACGCTGGTCGCTTGACCAAGGTCATTCTTCTCTTTGTCTCGAAGGATACCAAACATGATTGGTAATACTCCGGCAGGAATAGCATCTTGATCCAACTTCTCGATGATCTTAGCGATACAAGCTTGTGATGCGTAGCTTGTAAGTCCAGCAGTCAAGCTTTGGACAGCTTCAACTGATTTGTTCTCACGCTTGAGAATAGCAGAGACAGTCTCAGGCGAGACCTTCTCAGTCTTGGCGATTCTTCGTAGAGGTTTACCTTCGCCCAAGCCTTGAACGATTCTAGCATACTTCTCAGGATCATTCTCAGCGAGCTTTTGACCAGTAAACAAGCTTGGACAAGTTTCTTCAGGTGTTGTCACCGCTGGAAGGTTATCAGGAATAATATTAACTCTCTTCTTCTTAGTTGGCATATCGATAGCCTCCTAAGCTAAATAGTGAGCTTCTAAGGAAGCTCACTTCGTTAATATATCTATCAGTTTTGTGCTTTTGTATTATCATAAGAATTATTGGTGCAAGTGCATAGAAAGTTTCTATCAATTATGGTGTAGGAGATTCTGATCGTGAACTGATGGACAAAAGCAGGACTTTTAATCCTCTGTCCAAATGCACTTGATCCGCATAGATACTGAGATCCTGGTGCAGAATATTTTTTTGATGGAACGAATTTGTTCCATTTTGACCTTCAAGCAGGGGGGGAGGGGGGTCGATAAGTTGCGGTCTGATTTTCCGCGACCAGTTCGTGTAGATAAAAAAAATTTTCCAACTAGTTCACGATAGAGATTTGTTTCCCCAAAATAATGGGTATGAGCCTTTCATGGACACCACATCCGCTTCTCGAAATCCCATCTCGCAGGGAGCAGATCGCTATGGGAGCAGAGAAGCTCTTGGAATATTGGGAAAGCCGTGAAGGTGCGATTGAGCGAGAGCAAAGCGATCCATATCGCTATGGAACAGAATTACCACATTGGAAGATGGCAGATGAGCAATTGGCTGATCATAGCGAATTACTTATTCTCGGAGGAAACCGCAGTGGTAAGTCTGAATACTGTGCTAAACGAGTAGTCGAATGTCTCGTAAAAAACCCCGGTGCAGTAATTTGGTGTTTCACTACTTCCGTCCAAAACAGCATCGCCCACCAACAGGCAGCAATTTATCGCTACCTTCCGAAAGAGTTTAAAAAGCTGGGTCGATCAAGAACCTACTATCTAACATTTAGCCATAAAAATGGTTTCACAGGATCATCCTTTATTCTCCCAAACAAAAGCCAATGCGTGTTCCGTAATTTCCAGCAGGACATACGAACAGTTGAAGGTGGAGAATGCGGATTACTCAGTGACCCTGCTGAAGGAAGTCATTCAATAGGTTGCTGGCTTGATGAGGAGTATAATCTTTCATGGCTGTCCACACTTCGCTATCGCTGTCTTACGAGAGCAGATTCCAAAGGAATCCCTGCTCGTATTATCAGTAGCTTCACAACTGTCTCAGGTTGGACAAATGTGGTCAGCCAATATTTGACTGGAGCAAGAACACTCGAAACCAAGAGAGCCGATCTTCTTGATGAAGATGTACCGATTCTTCAGCAAAGCATCCGCAATGCTAGAATCGTCTACTTTCATACGCAGGATAATCCCTACAATTCTTGGGAAGCTACCAAGAATCAGCTCAAAGGAGCAAATCGCGATGAGATTTTAACAAGAGCCTTTGGCGTACCGACTAAACCAGCGAATACTGTGTTCAGATTGCTTGATGATCGCGTGATCATGAAACACAGCGAAATTCCTGTTATCAAAAATCCAAAGGAGAATCCTTGTATTTATGTTTTAA